ATGAAGTTCACCAATGCCTCAGACGGCACTGGTGAGTCCGCTGTGAAGAAGGTCGATGTCGCCACGCTTACTACCTACCAAGGGAAAGCATGCGTGGCGGTGCAGATCGACAAGATCTACGGCCTGACGCATGGCATGGAAGTTCGTTTGCTGTGGGAAGCTACAGCAAACGGGACCATCTTGACGGTCCCCCAGAACGTCATGCAGACCATGGACTTCAACGAGTTTGGTGGGTTGGATAACAACACCACCACGGGGAAGACCGGAAACATCCTGTTCACCACGCTTGATGCCTCTTCGGGTGATGCCTACACGATCATCCTCGTCATGCGGAAGCTGTACTGATGACCGTCGGGGCTGACATCATATGGAATGTCATCCTGACCCTAGTGGTAGGCCCCATCGTCTGGGGCCTATCCTACGTGAACAGGCGCGTCGATACCGCCGAGGCCACGCACAACAGTCTTTGGAAAGCGATAGCTGAGACCCGCGAGAACATCGCGAGATCCTACGTCACCAGAGATGACCTTCACCATGACCTCGACCGGATCATGCAGCGGTTCGACCGTCTTGAGGAAAAGCTGGACCGCCTTTCGGGAGTGAAACCATGATCAAGGCCAAAGACAAAAAGAAGGAAACACTGGCTTATAGCGCCCGCGCGAAGGCCGTGGACGAGATGATGCAGGCCGGTGCAGGCCGCGCCGCTCCCCCTGAGATGGCCACCCCGGCACCCCGTGGCCGTGCGATGCCCGCCCCTGAGATGGCCCCGCCTCCCGGCATGGCTCCTCCCGGCATGAAGAAGGGTGGCAAGGTAGACTTCTCAAAGATTGTCAGGAACACAAAGACCGGCAAACTCTCTGAGAAACCCGGTATGAAGAGTGGCGGCAAGGTCCCCCCCAAGAAGGGCGGCATCATGATCATGATCGCCATGGGCAAAAAGAAGGGTAAGTGACGTGGCCAAGAAACCTTCAAAGGCCCAAGCCAAGGTAGGCAAGGTCATGCATGAGTTCAAAACTGGGACTCTGCACACCGGGTCCAAGAAGGGGCCTGTCGTCAAGAACCGCAAGCAGGCAATCGCCATCGCCCTCTCTGAGGCGGGCAAAGCTAAGAAGGGAAAGTAAAATGGCCAAGAGCGCAACACGTATGCGTTTCGACAGAGCCTACAAAGAGGCTCGTGATAACGGCGAAAAGACCTTTGAATTTGAAGGGAAATCCTACAACACACGCATGGCTGGCGAAGGGTCCTCAGCCTACGGCAAGAGCATGGCCTCTGGCAGCAGAAACAAGGCTAGGTCTAGGGAGGATTCTTCTGGCGGCGAAGAGATCCGTTCTGCTGGACGAGCCAACACGGTCGAGTCCGAGGACATGGCAACCGGTTCCGACATGGCTGCTTCTGCGGCTAGGAATGGAACTCGAGGGATCAACCAACCGGATGTCGTCACTAGCCCCAAGACCGGAATTGTACCCCGTAGATTCGGCACCTACCGTACAGGGGAGAACGACACCACTGAGAGCAAGCCGTTCTTTACCCTGAATAGCGACATGCCGCAGCGGCGTTATGGCACTGTCGGTAAGGTTCAGGAAAGCACCGCTCCCGAGGCCAGTTCACCAGACCTTGTTCCGGATATCTACAAGGGTGAGCGTCAGGTCCCTGACCAGCAGTATCGCAAGGGCGGCATGGTCAAGAAGAAGTCTGGCGGGTCTGTCCGTGGAGCGGGTATCGCCCAGCGCGGTCAGGGCAAGATGAGGATGTGCTGACATGGCTAGCAAATCACCAACAGGCTTAATGAACATCGGCATGTGGGAGGGGTCCAAGAAGGACGTCTCACAGGACAAGAAGCTTGCCAAAAAGCGCGGCATGTCTATGAAGGATTGGGAGACCTCCGAAGCCGACACGAAGCACGACACCCAGAAGTCCGCGAAGGGCCTCAAAGGTGGCGGCATCGCAGCTAAGGGCAAAGGCATGGCTCTCAAGGGTGGTGGCATGGCCGTGAAGGGCAAAGGCGTTGCTCTTAAAGGTGGCGGCATGGCCGTCAAAGGCAAGGGCGCGGCCTACAAAAAGGGCGGCAAGGTTTGCTGAGGTAGGACAACATGACGACTTCAGGCACCAAGACGTTCGAACTTGATGTAGCTGACTACATCGAAGAAGCCTTCGAGCGTTGTGGCATCGAGGTGCGAACTGGCTATGACCAGCGCACAGCGCGCCGCAGCCTGAACCTGTTGCTTGCCGAGTGGGCCAACCGGGGCCTGAACCAGTGGACCATTCAGGAAGAGGTCATCAATGTTGGAAGCAGCAGTGAGTCTTATACGCTTGCCGCTTCCGACATCGACATCATCTCCGCTGTCGTACGGTTTACTACAGGTGTCGGCACCCAAAGTCAGCAAGACCTGACGCTCGACCGCGTTAGCCGCGAGTACTACCTCAACATCCCCAACAAGCTTACCCCGGGTCGTCCGGTCCAATTCTTTGTGGATCGTCAAGTTATCCCCGTGCTGTACCTCTGGCCCATGCCAAACACGGCCTATTATGTCGTCGTTAACAAGCTCGTCCGCATGGACGACGCTGCGGCGGGAGCTAATACCCTCCAGCTTCCTTTCAGGTTCTACCCCTGCCTCGCAGCGGGTTTGGCCTATTACCTTTCCATGAAGAAGGCTCCAGAGCGTACGCAGATGCTGAAAGCCGCGTACGAGGAGGAGTTTGACCGTGCGGCGGGCGAAGACCGCGACCGTGCTGGACTTCGCCTGACCCCGGTTCAAAACTTCTACCGAGTGGTGTAAGATGGCTAGGACCGCCTCCGGTTTCATGTCGTGGGCTATTTGTGACCGGTGCGGGTTCCGGTACAAGTACACACAACTTAGGAAAGAGTGGCAGGGTCTGAGGTCATGCGACGAGTGCTGGTCCATGAAGCACCCGCAACTTGACCCCATCTACCCCCCTACGGAGCCGCAGGCCTTGCTGAACCCTCGCCCAGACCGCTTTGAGCCCATGGATGTTCCTGTTGGTCAGAACATCTTTCCGTTCATCCAGAACACCTCGACCCAAGTCATTGCGATTGTGGGCATGGTCACCGTGGGAGTGTCCTGATGGCTTGGACCTACGCAACGCTGGTGCAGGCCGTCAAGGACTTCACCGAGTACGACGAGACGACATTCAACTCGAACATCGACACGTTCATCACGAACTGTGAAGAGCGCCTCCTTTATGCCGTCAGCCTTGAGGTGTTCCGCAAGAACATTGCTGGCAACTGCACGGCAAGTAACAAGTACCTCGCCGTACCCTCGGACTACCTTGCCCCCTTTAGCCTATCCGTGACGGCCAATGGATCGACGGTATTCCTACTCAATAAGGATGTTGAGTACCTTCAGGAGTACAACCCAACGGGGGCTACTGGAGTGCCTAAGTACTACGGGTTCTTCGACGTTAACACGTTCATCCTTGCCCCTGTCCCTGCTGCCAACTACTCCACCGAGCTTCACTACTATTACCAGCCCGCATCCATCGTAACCGCTGGGACCAGTTGGCTAGGGGACAACGCCGAGCAGGCCCTCTTGTACGGGACACTGGTCGAGGCTTACACCTACATGAAGGGTGAGGCGGATCTCATCACCCTGTACAACAACCGTTTCCTTGAGTCCCTCAACCGTCTGAAGAACTTCGGCGAAGGCCGTGAGAACCTCGACGCTTACCGTGAGGGCCTCATCACCGTGAAGGCTAACTGATGTTTGTAGACGCAGCACAGGTTGGAACTTTTAAGGTCGATGTCGAAACCTCCGACAACGGGGGCCACTCCCCTGAGTTCTGGGCAAAGCGGGCCGCTGACCGGATTGTTCAGGTCGCTGACACCGCTCACCCCGCCATTCGGGAGCAGGCGCAGGCTTACAAGGCCGCAATCGAAGTCGTTGTGCTTGAGCATATAAACCGTGCTATAAAGTGCGACAGATCAACGGTCAGTTATCTGGTGTCAGAGGCTGGTCATCCCCAACTGGCTGAACATCTTAGGAGGCTGTAATGGCTTTTACCGGAAACTTCATGTGTACGTCGTTCAAGCTTCAGCTTCTGACGG